AGATAATATTCCAGGATTATTAGACAATGTTACTGTTATCTGATCATTTAATACATAATTTGTTCCTTGAGGAAAATAATAGGAATCTGCCCATTTAAATTGTATATTTGGGGGGTATATTGTATGGGTATCTACTGAAAAAAAATTTAATCCTATAAAAGAATTAGAATTATTTTCTATAGAAGAGGGATGTTTTAATATAATCCCATCATTTGGTATAGATCCTGAAAACCATGCATTTACTATATTAGTAACATCCATATTGATGTCTTTATTTGACATGTAATCAAAATATTGACTAGCTGTTACAGATGTAGTAAAATCTCCTCCTTGGGTTCCCCAAGAATTGGATGCACTATAAGGTCCTGTATAACTCCAACAAACTCCATTTTCAGAAATAGGGGTTTGATTGTATTGACCTGTTCCCATTACCCAAGAACTAGTTACAGGATAGGCATATAAAGAATAGGTAGTATTTAAATTTTGTGCACTAGCTAAATATAAGTTTAAATTAGCGTTCCAAGATCCGCTTATGGATTGAGAAGCAAAAGAATATAGAGTATTTAAATCTGCAGAAGAAAATTGTATTAAAGATCTTCTTATATCAGAGCCTGTTGTTGTATTCTGAGGAGAAGAACTCAATACAGATACTTCTAAAATAGGGTCTCTACCAGCGTTTTGTGTTGGAGATAGTGAGTAAATTGAAGCATCTGCAGATGCAAATATTTGATATACTGCCATTTTTTATCAATTTATAATATTAAAATGCAACTGATCTACCTTGTATATCTATATTAGGGTACTGAACTGCAAATATACTAGGATCTAAAGAAGGATATATAACTCCGTTCAAAGTTGCTCCGGGTATATCATAACTATATATTGAATAACCTGCTTGTTCCCCTGAAATATTAGTTATATTTAAAGCCTTAACTGTTTGTACTCCAGCTACAGAATCCAATAATGAATAAATATTAGATAAAATAATAGGCTGATTTATTTGCCATTTATCTATATTAAAATAATCTTGTAATACTGATATACAATTTCCTATTACTTGAAGAGAAGTATAGTTAGGATTCAATACTACATCAAAATTAACTTGTATATTAATTATAAAAGCGGGTTTTATTAATATAGTATCAGTCAAACTCCTATAATTACTTATGTAAGTTTGTAAATTCTGTAAAAGGGCTGTTTGAGGAGTAGCTAAATTACCTAAAGTATCATATCCCAATACATATAAAGAAGTTGCTAAAGGGTCAAATTCCCCAGGTTCATTTGCTAAATATTGAGAAAATACTGCACTATCTTTAGTCACATATGCTTTAGATACTTGACCAAATTTAGCAGGCATTCCTAATGCAAATCCTACATAATCTTGTTGAGTTACTGCTCTCATTTGAGTTGGAAAAGCAGCTAATGTATTTTGTCTTAACTGATCTGCTGTATCTCCATCACCTCCACCTTCTGCAGGTAAACTATTATTAACTGCTATAGAAGATAATATTTGATTTTGAGTTGCAGGATTACCAGATTGTACAAAAGTAGCATTAACAGAACTTAGATAAGTTAATTCGTTTGTTTGTACATTTGCAGAAGCTCCCCCTCCAGCTAAATAAGTTATTGTTAAAGTTGTATTTGAAGGAGCTAATCCATAAGAAAAATTAGATACAAAAATAGTAGGATCAAATGCGGTATTTAATAAGCTTATTGCATTAGAGGTACCAAATCCAACATTATATGGATTAGGAACTGAACCTGTAGGGGTAATACCTGCTCCAAATTCTAATTCTAAAGTAGTAGGAGAAGTAAACCTAGATACAAATCTTCTAGGTACATCTATTTGTTGTAAAATATAAGGTACTTGATTAGCTTGTTGATATAAACTAGGATAATTAGCTGCAGTATTTTCTACAGGTTCTAATATATAATTTTGAGCTAAATAAGGAACTTCATACCAAATATTACCATTACTATCATAAACACTTATTATTTCTATAATATTGTTATCAGTTATAGTAGTTGTAGCAAAAGGTTGAGAACTTCCAAAAGTAACAGAAGTTGTTTTTACTTGACCTGATATAGCTTGAGTAGATTTTTTAAGTAAATAAGTACTAGGTTGAGGATTTCCAGAAGGATCAATAAAAGTACTGTATACTGAAATATCTGTAGGATTGAAAGAAGAGGATAGAGTAAAATCTATTTTATTAGGACAGTAAAAATAATTTGAAGAATTTATGTTTGATCTTACCTGAGTACCTTCTTGCAAAACCATAGCATAAGTAAAATCAGGTTGATAATTAATACCTACTGAAGGAATCTGTTGATAAATATCTAAATTTACTACAGCTGCAGAGCTTACTTTAGGTCTATATCCTAACATATAAGCTAAACTGTATAAGTTATTTGTTTGTTTAGCGTATTCTAAGAAAGTTTCTTGTATTTGATTATCTAAATAAAATGAAAGTACGTCTCCTACATAAGAAGCCATGTCAATAAACATGGTTCCTGGGGATGAGTTTGAAAAATCATTGTAAGCAGTAGGATAATAAGCTTTTGCATACTCTATTAAATCCTGTTTAAAAGTATTAAAATCTTTATTTAAATATGATATATTTTTATTAGCCATTTATACTTACTATTATATTGTCAGATTGTCCTGTATTTTTTATGGTATAGGTAAAACTTATGAAAACTATGTTATTATCCGGATTTGATGTTACAGAAAGGTTGCTAATTGTAACATTAGGAAAATTTTGTTGGATTCCTACTGTTAATTGAGCTTCTATATCATCAAATGTTTTAGTACTTATTTGTTCAAATAATTTGTTTCTTATCCCAGCACCAAAAGTTGGATTAAAAACTCTTTCTCTTGGGTTTGTAAGTAAGAAATTTATAATATTGTATTTTATTTGTTCAGTAGTATTATAAACTGTTCTAAAAGCAGATTGATTTGAAAATGGCAATGCTACTCCAACACCTGTAGAAGGCATTAAATCTAGCGTATTTATGTTTCTTAAATTATATGCCATTTAGTTTATCTAATTTCCCCAGTAGACAGCATCTTATTCATTATATGGCTAAAATCTGGTACTGCATTTATTTCAACAGCTTCTAAACTACCTGCTTTTCTAGCAGTGTCAAACATTCCATTTACTGATTCTACTATAGGAGTTTCATAAGAAGCTCCCTCTAATCCTAAACCTTCTAAATCTTTATCAGTCATACTTTGAGCAGTCTCTTGAAGCAAACTATTTAAAGGATTATTAAATCCTAAATTAGGAGCAACTCTTTTATGGGATTGTTGAGTATTTAAAGTTAAAGGTACTGTTGTATTTACCGTACTACGGGCTTCATTAATCACAGTATTTCCACCTTTATTACTACTGATAGCTTCTTTTAAAATACTTGAAAGCTCTTCTTGAAAAACAGCTCTCACTTCTTCCCTAATTAATTTTCTAAATGCATCTAATTTTGCCATCTTTTATAAATATTTTGTTTATATATTTTTAAATTGATATTGTTGAATTTGTTATTCCCTCTTGTTGTATTTGACTTTGTATATTTTGTTGATAGGATTTATTTGCAGAGTTACTTCTCTGTCTCATAGATTTTCCTCCAGGTAGATTGTTTAAGAATGCATTCAATCCTAATCCATCATTTTCATTTGTATTATTAGGAGAATCTATTAGAGGAGTAGGTACTGTAAAATTATTTAAAACAACATCATTTACATTCAAATAAGACAGTGATTGATTGATTATAGCTTGATCATCAGCATTTATAGTATTAGTAGGAGGAGTAACTAATCCTTGAGATATTAAATTTAACTCCGTTTCTTGTATTATTACATTATTATCAGTAGCAAAAGTAAGTTGGGATTGTGCAACTATACTACCATTTTTATCTAAAGCAACTCCTCTCCTTCTAAGATTTGTTATTTGAGGATCAGTTACTTGTTCCTTTTCTATTACAATAGTGTAAGGACCAAAAGTAGAAACTTCAGGATTATTTACAGGATTGCTACTTACCATATTTACATAAGACTGTAATTCATTTTGTAAAGTTTGTAAATCTTTAGTAGTATTTGTTAAATTATTAACAACATCAGATCCTTGTACTGCTTTACAAGCCTCTAAATTTAAAAGTAAAGTATTTAACTTGTTTAAAAGTTCTTGAATATTTTGTATAATGTAATTTAATACTTGAATAATTAAACTAACTTCAGTATTTATTAGTTTTAATATTAATAAAGCACCTTTTTTCTCGTTTGTAGCTGCTTCTCTAGCGGCTCCTAATTTAGCAGTAATACCAGAGGTTAAATACATTTCAGGAGTAGGATTTACATAGAAAAAAGTTTCTATGAAAGTATAAATTTTATAAAATAAAGTAGCTAATTTTATAAAAAATTGAATAGTACTTATTATACCTTGTAGAGTTTTTACGGTATTTATAAAAGATTTTATACTAGCATCAATTTTACTTAAAGTAGGTATTATCTTTGTAGGATCAAAATATTTACTTAATTTTTGAACGTCACTTCTAACATCTATTTTTAGGAAGTTTCCTATTAAAGTTACTGCAGTCCCAATACTAAGATTAGATATTGTTATACATATTGACCTTACTTGAGCTATTAAATTTTCTAATTTAGTTAGTTCTGAAGAAGGAATTTGTCTATAGTCCGAATATTTACTTATTTTACTAAAAAAATTATTTAAGAATTTTATTCCAACAGAAAGTCCAGGTATACTAGATACTAGTTGAGTATTTTGAGCTGAAAATATAGAATTAGGGGAATCTGGTGAAAAAGTTGCTCTTATGGATTGAAATAAATTATAGATATTGTAGGCTGTAACACTTGTTCCTGTAATACTTTGAGCCCCTGATTGTTGAGCTGCTTGTTCTGGAGGTACTGCATTAGGACCTACTCCTGTGTAATTTCCTATTAAAATATTAGGATATGCAGTATATTTATCTATTTGTTGTGCTACTAAAGTTGCGTCATCTTGTAATCCGTAAAATAGTTTCTGAACTTCATTCCAAGTTACTTCAGGAGGTCTTTTATTATTAGGAGTAATATTACCTAATAAATAAGTCAGTACATTGCAAAGATCTACTGAATTTATAGCATTTATTACATTAAATAATCCTGAATCAACAAAATTTCCCACTGATTGTATCGGGCTAGTAGGTACTGATGATCCTGCAGGAGGTGTTGGGGAGTTTTTTCCCCATAAAATAGTATCAATACTAGTCTCTATAGTAGCTATAGTCCTAGCACTATTATTTAATATTTTTTCTAAGTTTATAGCTAATAATGAATCTGATGCTGACATTATATTGTATAAGTATTATTAGATAAACATTTACTAATTAAAGTATTTGAAACAGATTTACATATATTAGATAATATTTTTGCATCTCCTACTATTAAAGATATTGCTATTTCAGGTTGTGTTGCACTTAAAGTTGATAAAGAATCAGATAAATTTATTAATGCACTTATCAATCTTTTTAATTGCTCTACTGTAGTAGCCCCTTTTAAAAGAGGTTCTCCTATAGCTTCTGCTAAATAACCTAATTCTATTTTAGGAGAGTTTATTATTACTCTTTCTCCTACATCTAAATTTACAGTTGCATTAGTAGACAACCCTATTCCTTTTTTACCAAATAAAAATATAAAATCATCATTAGAATGAGCTACAACTCTTCCTGAAGATATGATAACTTGATTGCCTTTATATGGAAAACTTGGACTAAACATTTTATTATGTGATATTTATAGAATCTTGATCCATAGGTGATATATCAGAATTACTAGTTAATTGTTGTTGTAACTCTATTACATTATTGGCTGCAGAAGATAAATTAACTTGGAAACTCTGTAAAGAAAAATTATTTTGTATGTCTTTAATAACAATTTCTTGGCCTGCTGTTAAATAAATAGAAGAACCATCATTATTTATATCTTCTACTGTAGGTATCCACCCTTCATTTGTTAATTGAGGACCTTGACCGTTTCTTATAATTATAATAGGATCTCCATCATTACCTGAATTTGACCAGTAGTTTTTACTTTTATTAACTGAATTAGTTGAACTAAATCTTATAGAATTTCCCCATCTTCCTTCCAGTACTGTATCTCCCATAAATACTTCTAATGCTTTTATATTAGATTTTTCAGGGAAATTATTACCTAAAGGATATTCAGTTTTTATGGGAGCATTATTATTATTTGATTGATTAGTAAGTTTATTATCTGTATAGTTTCTATTAGCTTTATTTACATATTGAGAATAATCTCCTAAATCTGGTAAAGAATTATGGTGATTAGATTTCCACAGATTAAATGCGGGAAAATAATAATAATCTACACTACCTCTACTATCATTTAGTTTAGGAGAAGGTCCTGGTATTACGTGAACAAGCTCCCCTATTACTGGAAAATGTTTTATATGTGAATGTATAGGAAATGCAGGTACTGTACCAAAACTATTAGCAGTTCTATTTTGAGTACTGTTAATATTTTGAAATAATATTTTTCCTAAATCAGTTGGATCATTATAATAAGGGTCTGGGGTTACTCCATCTTCTAAAGTTGGGCCATATACAATATGAGTTACTTTACCTAATATATTAGGAGAAGGAGTGCTAACTTTTTTTGAAGGAGTATGTCCAGAAGATACTATTGTCTGAGAAAAAGTAGGATTTAAATCAGCCATTTGTACTAGGTGCTATTAATTTTTTTATTTCAGAATCATCAGGTAATATAGTAGTGCTCTGAACTTCACTAAATAAATCTTGTAAATCTTTATCTGTAAACAAGCCTCCTCCAACTTCTTTAGTATCTGCTGATTTTTGAACTATGCCAGCTAATTTAACTAATAATTCATCATTCTTTATATCAGCATCCAAACATTGTTTGATTAGAGGTACATAAACAATAGTATCTTCAGGCTCATTAATCATACCTAAGATACGTTCTGTTACATCTTTTATTAGTTTCTGTTTATTTTTTTGATTCTTAACAATATCTTTTAATAAATCAGAATAACTTTTTCCTTCATATAATTCAAAAGATTCTGCCATATATTTCTTATTTAAAATAAATAGTTATTACTTAAAAATATCACTGCTTAAACCATGATCTAAAAATTTGGAATATATTTTTTTATATATTTCTTTAAAAATCTTAAGAACTTTTGTTATTATTGGAGTTGGAGCCTCAGTAATTTCTCTAACATATATAAAAAGAGCTTTTTTATTTAATATAGTTAGATTATCTCTTTTTTTATACAAGGATATAATAGCGTCTGCTACCTCTAATTCTTGTTTTTTAGTAAAAATAGTGCTCAAATTATCTTCAAAGTAGTTTATAATAAGGTCTAAAAACAACTCTTGAACATTATTTTCTTTATCTTCTAGTAAAATATCATTGTAAATGGCTCTATCTTCGTCTATTTCTTCTACCAGAGCTTTATCTTTTAATCTTTTATAATTTTTATTATTATAAATAATAAGATAATTCTTAGCTATGGTACCAAAATAAGAGTAAGCTTTACCTTTTTCATCATTATAATGATTAATTTTTTCCAGTAAAACTGTTATGACCTCGTGTTTGAGATCCTCCATAGAATCTACTTCGGTGTAGTAGAATTTAAAAGTGTGAATTATATTTTCTGCTAATTTATAAAAAGCAAAGTATATTTTTTCATTGAAAATTTTATTTTTAATTACTTCTGAACTCTCTTTTCTATAATCTAATATAGCTTGTTGAGTTTCAGAAGTAAAATAATAAATAGGTTTTTTAGGTTTTCTTTTCCTAGGTTTACCATCCTTTGTAGTTAGTACTGGGGTTTCTTCTACTAAAATATCATCTAGCATTATAATGTTTTTCTATTAAATTGGTTTAACTTTTCTTGAATTTCTTTTAAATTCTGAAAAACCGTTAATAGATCTTTATCACTATCTAACCATATTTTATCATCCAAAGCCTTAGTAGCTTTTTCTGATTGCTCTATAAGAGCTTGTAGGTTAACTATAAAAGTAGCTTGAGCAAGAACTGTATTTTCTAACTTTACATTCTTAGTGTACAGATTATAAATTACCCATCCAATAATACTAGATACCCATAAAAACAACATTACTAATCCAAAAATCATATTTTTTATTTTTTACCATGTTTAGAGATGTATTCTAATTTCTTCTCTTTAGCCTCGTCTTTATAGTTTGAAGAACTATTACTTTTTTCAAAATTCACAACTTCTTTAGTTGATTGATCTAATTCCCATTCTACTCTACAAGCAATTTCATCAGCTTGTTGTATTATGTAAGGCAAACAAGATTTCAACTTATTTTCATTACTGTATGAAAGTAGATAAGCTTTATTAGTTTCGTCATATATTCCGTCATGAGTCTTAATGGATAAATATTCATTTATAGTTAAATTTATCCCCTCAGATTGCAATACAAATAAAGTATTATCTTTCAATGTTAAAAAAGGCATATCGGGATTTGTTTTGTATACAATACCTTGATTTTTGATGTGCCATTCTGAATCATTTTGAATATATCTAGGATTATCCTCAATTCCTAATTTACCTAAATCATGATTAAGAGCGCAAAAAACTAGTTCCTCTTGAGTATAACTTTTAGTATCTGCTCCCATTTTACTCCACACTTTATCTAAATACAGTGCTGCTTGTAGTACCTTAATTACGTGATTTAAATATCCTCCAGGATAAGCACCATGATATTGTTTTTTTGAAGATGCAGGTGCTAACGCTAACAGCTCTTCTCTACTCTTATAAAATTTCAATAGCTTAGACCTTCTAGGTTCACTAATGTACTCGTTTATTGTTTCATAAAATAAACTTAAATTTTCTTGTATAACTTCTACTTCTAACATATCTTTATAAATTTTTAATGTACTTACTAAGATACAAATAATTTTTAATAATATTAAAATAAAAATTTATAAATTATATTTATTACCAAGATCCTGCCTCCTCTCGTTCAGTATTTATTAATGATTGAACATCCTGCAATTTCTCTTTAATCATAAAAATGATTTCATCTATTTCTTGCCTTGATACATTTTGTGATAGTTTTGAATTTAAAACATTAATAACATTTCCAATGTTATCTATTTTTTGTGTAACCAGAGTTTTATAACGCATTTTTTTAATTTTTTAATATTGATTTTATTTTATCTACCATGCTTTTTAGATTGTAGCATTGTATTTTTTGAATGAAATTTATGTTTTTAATATCCAATTCATAAACTATATTTAAAGGAATCCAAGAAGTGGTTATTTGACTTATGGTATTATTATCTACAAACAAGCAGTACATAGTTCCTTCATACTCTAAAGTAACTATTGGGTAATTAACAGTATCCAAAACTTCTTCAAGTTCATCTGCTAATTTACAATCTCCATCTACATCAACAAAAGTATATTTGATGTTATTATCTTTGAGCTCTGATGCAAGTTCTTTGCATTTACCACAGATTTTTAATCCTAATAGTTCTAACTTATACATATATAATTGTAATATACAAAATATTATTGTATAATGCAAGTATTATTAGAAAATAAATTTATTATTTATAACCATCAAAAGAATTTATATCCCAATCATCAATATTTCCATAAATCTTATTATAATGTGGATTACTGCTATATTTTTCAACAGGATAATATTTTTTAAAAGATACTTTATAAGCTTCTAAAGCTTTTTGTTTTTCATCATCACTTAATTCTGATTTATATTGTTAAATAATATATAATAAAGTCTTTTATATCGCTTTCTGGTAAACCTCTTTGTCTTAATCTAGAGGTCATTTTACGTAAATCTTCTAATGTTTGTAATTCTCTACCTATTAGTTCATTTTTAACACTGGAATAATCATTTTCTTCTTCTTCTAATTGCCATTGACCCTTATCAAAATCATGCCATTCAGGTCCTCTTGCTCCAAATAAACTAGTTGGAGTGGTGGCTTGAGTATTTTCTGGATGATCATCCATAGTAATAGTAAGCATTCCTTTTCCTTCTAAGGTTCCTGGTGCGTTTCTCGCCATATAATGAGTATTTGGTTGAATAGGATCATCATTCTTCCAAGTATCAGTAGTAGTTATAGGCCATCCGTGATCTCCTATATTACGTTTAGGATTATCTAAAGTATAATAAGAGTCTAATATTTCAGTAAGTACTTTAGACAGATTCAACATATACTTATAAATATCAATATTTACTATTTAGAAAAGCATTTACTTGTCCTCTCTCAATAAATCTTTTAGACATTTCAATAACTTTATCTACTGCCCTATTTAATCCATCTTTTTCACCTTTATATATTCTTTTTAAGGGATTAACTCCCTTACTAGATATTTGTAATGCTACTGTATATATTGGATTACTTATTTTTTTTGCAATAAATCTTTTAGATAATTCATCTGTTATTTGTTTTTTAAAAGTATCTGGATCATTAAGTTTATATGGTCCAGCTACCATGTCTTCTTTTTTTAACTTTTTCATGTTTAAAAAATAAAAAAGCACTATTAATTAATAATAATGCTTTCTGTTTGTAGCCCTTGCGAAATTGCTTTTTTACGAAATTCTTTTATCTTCCCCTCCCTCTAAAGCAGCTTGTTTAGCCCTCTTTATGGCTTCAGGTGTGCTAATAGTTGGATTACTTTTTTTCAATTCTTTATATTTTGAAATAGCTTTGTTTAAAAGAATTGCAGGTATTCCTAAAATGAGTGTAAGCATAGAAGCCATTCCTTCGATTTGTTCAGGACTCATGTTGAAAGATTCCTCTAAACTTTCTTCTTTCGTAGAAGAGTCCTCCGTTCCATAATTTTCTGTTAATAGACCAGCTCTCTTCTGTAGACTAAGTACTTCTTTTGATTTTTGTGCCATTTTAAATAAGTGTTATTTACAATAAATAGTATATAATTTATTTTCTTTTACATTTATCATCAAAAAATTCAGATATGTATATAAGTGCCCTAGAAATTAAGGAAACAATTAGTACTATTATAATACCTACACAAAAAGATAGGAATATAAATTTTATTTGTGTCATTATTAAAACAAATGAGAAATTCTATTTACTTGACCATATAAAGGATGGAATATGAAAGCTTCCATAGCTTTAGGAGCATGTAAAAACCCGTATTTAGCGTGCCATGAATCAGTACCGGTTAAAGTTCTAACGTATTCTACGTGACAATAATCCTCAGCAATTAGAGATAAACCTGTATTAATAACAGTAACATCTCTATGATCCTTTTCTAATTTTACTTTAGTAGTTCCTTTGTATGCATTAGTAATTTTATGATGTATATGATGACACAACCAGTAATTATATTTACTAATACTGTAAGCTTGTTTAGCTTCTCTTTTCATTAAATCAGGTAAATCTCCCTCTTTTGCTCCATCTGCATGAGTAAAGCCTATTAAAGATTTACCATATTGTATGTACTTTCTATGCATTGGGGTTACATCAAAAGTAATATTTTTATTGTTAGCATAATGACTGCTTATAGCATCTGCTAAAAAGAATCCAGTAATATAATCATGATTAGAAGGACAGAATACAAAGTGTACATCAGCAATGGTAAGAAGCTTATCTAGAGCCTCTATAGTGGATTGTTTTCCTACAAGGTAACTTTCATACCAAAGACCGTCTACGTCTTGTCTAGTACCCTTTGTAGTGGTATTGAAAGGATTATCAACGTGTGCTATATCATTACCTCCAACATATATGATTTTATCAAATTTATATCCTTTTACTTTATCTATTAATCCATCTATACCTTCTGAAAATCTCTTTTTTGTAACACTAGTACTAGTTTCTTCTCCTGTTTCAGATACTG